ACCTTGGCTTCGGATTGGCCGGTCAACAGGATGTCGATGCACGGCGCGCCGAATCCGGTTTTGCAGAAGTGACCTGCGGACTTTGCGACAGTCTCGCGCCACATGCTGTGGTCGTAGCGAGGCAGATCACGCGGGGCTTTCCCGGCTTGGACCCAGCTCGACAGCAGCATCGCCCCCGCCACGATCCCGATGAAGCCCAGCTTGTGATTGTCGCACCAACAGATTGTCTTGCTCAACATTAGATCACCTTTGCTTGGAGGAATGCGAGTGCGTCGTTGCCGTTCGTGGCGAGGATGACATTGACGCCGATGAGTATCACCTGACATCCATCGAGGTCGAACGAGTGATTGTCGGGGTGGACATCGGTGTACTGGAACGCTGAACCGTCGTCGGAGTCGGACGCGACCGTGAGGGTCATGGTCGCGAGCCACGAACCCGCCTTGTTCACCAGACGTTGCCATTGCTCGTTCGCGTCGAACCGACCGAACACCTGAATGATCGGATCGGTGGTCACCGAACTTGTCGCGCGGTCGTATGCGAGGCGAACCCGAAGGGTGGTTCCCATGTCCGCGACCAGAAAATGGTGCCGGTCGGCATCTGTGATCTCGGTGTCCGGGTCGATGATGGGCGTGCCGTCCGCACTGTCCATGCCACCAGCGTCGATGACAGTTTCAAATCGGTTTGGGATTTGGACAGGCGCCACCACTCGGACCTGTCGCCTCGGCGTGGTCGTTGGTTGTACTGGATCGCCTACAGGCATCAGTGAGCCCTCTGTACGAAGTCATCGGGCGTGACGGCCCGGCCCATGACTTGCAGGATGTCAAGAATCACCGCTCGCCGTCCTTCCATGAACGCCGATGCGTACGAATCGCCGGGGATGTAGGTGCTTTGCAGCACACCGTTGTCAAGCATCAGCCGCTCCAGCACCCGCTTGCCTGCCTCGCTGCTGAACGCATCCAGCACATCCTTGCGCCGAGATTCAATCTCAACTTCGTCCTTATCACCGCTCGCGATGGAGGAAACCTTGGTCATGCACCGATCCTACCAGCTATGCCCGTGGCCTCGGCGGCGCTCTTGCCCGCTGCGGCGAAGTCTCGCGTGGCCGCAGCTTGCTCGGCCAGAGCCGCTTGCTCCGTCATCGCCACACGCAGCCGTGTCACCTCACGCGGGTCACGCAGCAGCTTCGGATCAGCTCCCATGTTCACCCATGTCGCCCGGAACGCCTCGTCGCCATCGACATTCAGCATGATCGTCGGGTCGGCTTGGATGAGCGGGGTCATCTGCACGATCGACTGCTGGATGGCCTGAGCCTCCGCTTGCTTCTGCGAAGCGGCCATCGGTGAGTTGTAGGTGATGTCCAGCTTGCGGTTCTCAAGCTGGCTGGGCATCGGCGGGAAGCGGCCCGTGCGCAGATGCCAGTTGAACACCCGCTTGATGGCAATGGACAGAAACTCCGCGATGACCCGCGACATCACGGGTGACGCCTTGATGAGTCCTTGCTGTCGCCGGGTGATGATCTCTTCGGCGGTCATCCGGTCACGGTCGGGCAGGCGCAGAGTGTCGAGGAAGAACGCTTCCTCGATGCGAGCCTCATGGCGCTCCACCACCTTGTCGCCAAGGTCCGGTCGCACGCCCAGCTTCATCGGCTCGGGCATCTCTCGCGTGCCTGACCGGATGTAGTTGATCGAGCCGGGCTTCGTGGAGATCGGGCCTTCAAGGCTGTTCGCGAACACATTGACCGGAGGCCGTACCGCTTGCTCCGACGCCACCAGTATGTCCCTGTCCATCGCGTTGACGGTCTTGATCGCGGGCAGCACGGTCATCGCAGGGCCTCTGCCGTAGACCTCTTCGGGCGCCTTTGACCAGCGAGGCAGGAGGTAGGGCGTTTCGCGGAAGCCGCCTTGACTGAGCGGCGACTTCTCGGCAACCTCCAGATAGAAGCTGGCCCATTCCATGCCACCAACACCGGGACTCGTCGGGTCGCGTTCGTCGTTCTTGATGACTGCGTGGAGTATCTTGCATTTCTGCCCGGCGCTCTTCGTGTCGTTGGCCGCGTCGATGATCTTCTGGCTTGGGCCGGGGTTCGCATCACCGAAGGTGGTCACGATGTCCCGGTTGGTCATTTCGAAGATGCGATAGAAGTCGGTGATAACGCCTTCGTCGTCCTCGATGACGTACATATTCGACAGTTGCCGTGCTTGGAACTTGAAGCGGTTGCGGCTCTCCCGCATCAGCATCACGCCAGTCCCGAACGCACCGAGGTCGAGGTACACTTCATGCGAGTGGGTGGCCCAGCCTGATACCGGACTGTTGAAGAACGAGAGCATGATGTTGGTCGCGGCGTAGAGCCACGCCTGCACCTCGCGGTCGCGGTTCAGCTCGTTGTTGGTCAAGACGATGCCGAACCATCGGAGCGCCGTGTTGCTCATAAACCCGTGCAACGCAGCGGACAGCGACTCGTTCGCGGCGGGCGCTGTCTCGTTGAAGATGAAATTGCGGCGCTGGTTCCCCGCTGGTGAGTCCTCGATCGTGAAGTCCCGCGTCGGCAGTACAAGGTCAGCGACCTCTTGCCAGTGCCAGTCGAAGTTCTGGCGGTCACCCTTGGCGGTTTCGTACCGCTGGAAGATGGTGTCAACTGAGAACGGCATGTCAGCCTCCAAGCAGCGTCGGCGCTACAGAACTCCCGGCTTGCGCAGAGCCTCCGAGCAGCGTGGATGATCGGCCCTGTTGTGCCGCGAGCGCAGCCCGTTTCTTGGCAGCCGCCTCTTGAATCTCCGCGTCGGAGAGTGCAGGAACATCCGGCACATCAATGATCTCCGGTGGCGGCGGCAGGGGCGGCAGCGGGGGGATGTCTGGTTTGAGGAAGCCCATGTCAGTAACTCCGAGAGAATGCTGCGAGCGGGTCGTAGTCGTTGGCCTGCATCGCGGGTTTCTTGATGCTGGTGTAGTCGTCGCTGATCGAGAATCGGAGCATCATCACGGCGTACCGTACCGCAGATTCGATGTCATCGTTGATGGCGACGATCAGTGAATCCTTGCGGTGCAGCATCCGCAGCTCTTCGAGGAATGGTTCGGTGGACGAACACTTCACGACCTTGAATCGGCCCGTGTGCATCCGCTCCAGAATCTCCTGATTGCCTGCCTCGCGTGACTGCGCCCGGGCGCCGCGTTCGGAGCGGAACTCCGAGTCCCACGACGCCGGTTCCAGCAGCATGTTCACGCCACGAGCTCGGTACTGGTGTGCGAGCGGGATGCCCGACCCCTTGTCGCGCTGCATGCCGTCGTGCGGCCACGCCACGGGTATCCACGCACCGCGAGCCATGATGGCCTGAGCGTGGTAGGCGGGCGTCTTGCCCCGCTCCCGATAGCAGTCGTAGAGGTAGATGATGTCCGAATCCGCGTCGTGACAGAGCCACGCTGCGGCTCCGGGGTGGTCAATCCCGAAGTCGATGCCGCACATCCTGCGGAAATGTGTTGGAATCGGGAAGGGTTCAACTAGGATCATCTCATGCGGAACGGGATAGACCAAGCCAGTACCCATCATGGGAACGCCCTTGGTCCGAGTATCACGCTCATGTTCGTCGTACCGTGCTGTGCGTTCGCGCTTATCTTTCTCGCTCAGGTGGAGAGCGTCGTCCCAAGTCGCGGTGACGTACGCAATACCCTCCCCGCCGTCGAGGAAGTGCTTGACGATCCTGCTCATTCCCTTGAGCGGGGTGTTGGTGAACATCACCATGCCCTGCTTGACCATCGTGCGCGTCTGACACTCCGAGAAGATCATGTAGTCGTCGGGTTCCTCGTCGAGCCAGCAAGCGTCGAGCGTGCGCCCTTGGAACTTCGTAGCCTTCTGCTCGTAGCTCTTGAAGGTTATCGAAGAGAAGCCGCCCGTCGAGTGACGTATGCGCACCGTGTCAACAACATTGGGTACGCCGCACTGGCGGAACCCCATCCCGGCGATGCAATCACGGGGAATCCACCCGGTCCCCGTGGCCTTGCGTTGCTCGTCGATCTCACCGATGAGGGCGAGCTGCTGGATGTCGCGGACATCTTCGTTGGTCATCCCGGCGACGATCCAATCGGTCGGACGGTCATAGACCCTGCCCTTCCACCACGGGGGATACCGCCCCGTAGTGTGAACCGCTACCTCGGCTGCCGCCGTGCGAGTCTTACCAGTCTGGTTGGCCGCAATAATCGCCCGTTCGGGTTTGACTGCGCCGAGGGAATGGAACTCTTCCTGCCAGCCATAGGGCGATCCGTCAACACCCCCGTCATCACGGGGGAGGGCGTAGAAGGTTCCGAGCTGATCTTCGGTCTGAATTCGATTCAGCTCGGCAGCCAGCTCTCCGATTTCTTTGACATCAGTATTCAATAGCCCAACTCGTTTTCAATGACATAGGCGACCGCCATCTGGTCATCGACATCGGTGACATCTATGGTCGGCGCGAAGTTGACTCGGCTGTAACCGAGGTGCGTCGCTGTGACTGGCGTATCCGTACTGTCTGTGAGGTTGCGGGCGTTGTTCGCCACACCAGCGCCGGGGTTGATGATCGTCACCTTGCCCTGTCCGGGTGGTCGCCACATTGTCACCGGCAGATACCACTCGATCACCCAATCGCCCGTGGTGCTGGCCCCGTAGGTCTGGAGAGCATGTGCGTCAGCAACCAGTGGGTCGTTCGGGACGAGATTCGCGCCGCCCGTCCAGATGAAGAACTGCTGACAGGTCAGCAGTTCCGAAAAGAACGAGCGGCGTTCGAGCGCTTGTGCCGTCGATCCCTCTTCGATCTGCACATCGCTGATGTAAACGATGTCGCCCGTCCCGGCGTTGTCGTCGTCCACCCAAATCACCACCACAAGGTTGCCGGTGGTCGCCCCCTGCGCCAGCGTGACGGTGAGCGTGAACTGTGTCCATGTGTCCACGACCAGAGCGAGATTGGACGAGTTGCCCTGTGCGGTGTAGCTCGCCGCCCATGTCGGGTTCACGCCAGCGGCGCCCCAATTCGTCCCGTCCACGACATCGCGGGTCGGACTGTCTAGGGCTCCGGTCCATGCGAGGACCGCACACCGGAGGTTGCTCAGTGCGTTGGCGGTCGGCGTGTACGCCTTGAACTGGAGCGTGGCGGTCTTGGATGCGATGTCTTGGTGCAGGCGTAGGCTGTCAGAATAAGTGAGGAACTGCGCCATGCCGAACTTCTGATTCGCCGTTGCGACAAGGAACTTCATGCTGCTCGGTGAGCCGGGGGGGATTATGCCTACTTCGCGATTGCAGTCCACGGTGTCGTCGCCGTCCGAAAGCAGAACCCAGCGGTCCCATGCGTAGTTCGCGTCGTCGTTCGGGTACAGCGTGCCAGCCGCCGTCATTACGCTGGTCATCCCCATGCGTTGAGCGACTTCGCCGTAGGGGTTGATGATGAGGTTCTTCGGTGCGGGCGCCGTGCTTGGGACCGTCTGCCAGTTGAAGGTTCCAGCCCCCGTCGCGGTCAGTACCCGTCCGGTGTCGCCGCCAACGGGGTCGTCGGAGGGCGCAAACGGGAGGGTGTCGAGTGCGTACGCGCCAGAGTCGGCCTTCAAATACTTGCCGTCGTCGCCGGGGTTGGCCGGGGTCGGCATCGTGATCGTCGGGGTGGATACGCCATCGACATACGCCTTGGTCGCCGCGTCGGTGGCTACGGTGGGCGTGGTGAGGTTGGTGATTTTCTTGGAGGCCGCGTCCCATTGCCGAGGGTCTGACAACGAGAGGGCCAGCCGGGCGTTGATCGACATCGCCAGCTTGTCAACGGTGTCCTCATGCGCCTCGGCTGGGAAGCCGTCGTTCTCAAGGTAGTCCTGCAACTGCGTGCCGGGACGCCTGCGAATGACATCAATGGTGTGGCCGTTCGTGGGCTTGCCGACCCATCTGACCGATCCCGCTGTGCCGTTGCCGCCAAAGACATTGTAATTCGAGCCTTCCACTTGCAGCGTGCCGTCCGCGAGGACATACACATCGCTGGAGTCGTAGAAGGTGAACACGGTCGGGAAGATTTCTTCCGCATTCCCCGCTGCCGTGTACTGCGCTGAGTTGGTTTCGTTGGAAACTGTCATGTCTACATCCTATCGGACTGCGTGTACGGCCTTCTCTTGGAGAGAGTCCATGATTGCACCGAACCAGAAGGTGTTGTTCGCGGGGATCAGCCTCCGCATGCGGATGACATCACCGGCATCGGGATCACCGTCGAGGAATCCTGCCGCAGCGTGTGTGGCGTGTAGGAGCTGGCCCACAGGCAGGCCGAAGATCGCCTCCATCGTCGTCTGTGGTGAGTAGTACCGGGTGCCTTGCGTGTCGAACAGGGCAGACAACGAGAAACGCCCGATGGTCGCTTGGTCGAGGTAACGGTCGGCGTCGAAGATGAACCCGGAGATGCCCGACTGCTCGACAGCCAGCTTCACCCACCCGGCGAGGTCTTTCGCGGGCGGGTCCTCCCGGCCACTGGCCTGCCACTTGAGGTACACCGTCAGCATGCCGAGCGCGACGGACAGGGCCGCACCGGACGCGAACGCCGCGTCCTTGTGCTGGAGGCCACGGGCGAGGATGCGGGTGTTCGCAGCCATGCCGAAGTTCAGGAAGAAAAAGATCGTCTTGGACACCTCATCGCCCATGCCGGGGAACATCTTGCGTGCGATGGTCGGGCGGTCGAGGACGGAGCCCTTGATGAGATTCATGTCGTACGCCCGGTAGACCGCCTCGGACATCAGCTCCCGAATCTCGTCATCGGCCCACTTGCCGACATTCGGAGCGTAGTCGATGCGCCGTCCACCTCGGCCAGCGCCTTCGCCGCCGTGCTTCCGAAATTGCTCAAAGATTCTCGGCAGGATGTCCTCGGCAAGACCGAGTTCGGCCAGCCGACCCTTGGCGACCTTGCTGAGTGCCTGACCCGAGTGAACCCTGCGCGCCGAGCCGATGATGAAGTTCATCACCACCATGCCGCCGAAGGTCCGCATCGCCTGATTCCACGGCCCCATCATGTTGCCGATCAGGCTGAATTTCTCGGCCCCGGTCGTCAGGCCACGCTCGATCTTGGTCTTGGGAATGAACTCCTGTGTGATGTCGTGGACGTTGGCGTTGCGGTGGCCGGTGACCGCCTCCGAGGGACCAAGCATGAACTCTAGGTCCTCTTTGGCGTGCTTCACGCCACGGAAGCCACCGAGCATCTCGGAGAGGAACCCGCCGAACACCTTGGGGTCAGCGAAGCCGTGGTTCATCAGCGGCAGGCCCATGTCCGGTACGGACGACAGGGCGATCTTGCCGCCGACCGCCATGAGCGTCCACATACGCAGGCCGCGTGCGATGCGCGGTCCCAACGCAGTCGGGTCGTCGGGAAGCGCGGCCATGCCTCGCACCTCGTCACGCGCCAGACGGAAGTTGAAGATGTCCCGCTGCATCTGCTTGCGCAACCGGCGTGCGTGCTTCTCGGCTAACTCTTTGCCATGCACCCGCTCAGTCGCGCCCACCTTGTTGATGCGTGAGAGCCACTGAGTCTCAAGGCGGTCGAACACCAAGAACATCTCGCCGGTTGAGAAGTTGTGGATCAGCTTGTCGTCGTACGCCTCCAGCACCTTCTCAGCCTCGGCGTCGGTCTTGGCCTTGCGAATCTTGTTGGCGAGCTCCTTCATGGAGGTGATGCCACGCTTGCCGTCGCCGGTTTTCAGGATGCGTGTGAACTGCCGCCCGCCGTGCCGCTTGCGGAGCTGCTTCGCCCGCGCTCGCAGGGGCTCGATCGTCTTGCCATCCTCGGCAGCACGCAGCGCCGCGACGACCCCCTTGCGTGTGTCGATGAGGAACCCGTCCTCGCGGATCAGGCCGAACCGCTTGATGATCTCGATGTCTCCACCGAGCGAGCGGACGTAGTAGTTGATGAGCCGTTGCCCATCGTTGACCAGCCACTTCTCGATGAGCGCGTCGGGTATATCCAGCGTTCGCTCCAGCATCGGGCCGCGCAGCGGGACATCGCCGGGGAACATCCGGCCTTCGGGGATGCCGAGGATCGACTGCACCACCTTGTCGAGTTCCTTGCGGATGCCCTTCTCGGAGAAGTCGTCGAGGTTGCCGTGCTTCAACACATGCTGCTGCGCCCGGTGGCTCAGGATCGCGTCGATGAAGTCGTTGCGGTTCTGTCGCTTGCGAAGCGAGTTCTTCCCGTGTGTCTGGTACAGCCGTGTCATGTAGCCGGGGAAGTCGCGGATTTCTGGCGGCAGCACCTTGAGGGCGATCAGTTCTTCCCGCATCGGCGTGAGAATCTCTTTACGCATGAGTCGTGCGGCTTGCTGGACCTCCGCGATCTCATGGACATCGAACACCTTGACCGTGCCATCGGGTTCGGGCGTGCCGCGCAGCGACTTAGGGATTTCGTTCCAAAACTCTTCCTGAGTCAGCTTGCCGCGCTTGCCCGCGCCTCGGTCGCGGAAGCCGAACACGAGGTCAACGGCGCCGACCGTGGCGTTGGGATCGCTGCGGAGGTGTTGCAGGTACAGCTCGTCTATCTTGAGCCGCACCGCCTCCAGCCTCGCACGCCGCAGCTTCACGCGGACCTCTGCCGAGGGGACCTTCACCGCATCGCCAGCGTTACGCACGGGTGACTCGATGAGGTGGTCCGTCATCCAGCGCATGTACTTGAGGCGACTCAGCTTCATCTGGAGCCGGGGGCTGAGCCACTTCGCCAGCTTGTTGAAGTCGAAGCCGAAGATGGACGCCTTGGCAACGTCCACACCGGCTGCTCGCATGATCTGCGTCGAGGTCGTGGTGGAGTTGGGCATCCCGTCGTCGCGTGGGATGTCGTCGCCCTTGGCCTTGATGTCACCCAGCGGCTCGCGGCCCGGTGGTCCTTCGGTTTCGCGGACGGGCCGAGTGTGGATGTCGTCCATGCGAACAACCGGGTCGGGAACAGTGCCGTCCATGACATCGCCAGCGCTCGCCAGTAGCGAGTTGGTCTGACGCTTGCCCCCGACCCGGGTTGTGAGAAGCGATGCCCTCACGCGGCGGATGCCGCTGGGGAACTGAACCTCGACGAGTTCTGACAGGGTGTCGAAGTTGCCGGTGTCGGCCCGCTCGATGCCCTCGATGTCGGTGATGTCGATGATCGCCTGTTTGCCGTCCTGCCTCCGAACCCGGGCCTTCCCAGCCGGGCTCGTTGACACCTTCGCGGCCTTGCCCTTGCGGATCAGGGCGTCCTCTGCTCGGAACCGCGCGGTATGGACGCGGAACACCCGCAGCACCTTGACCACCGTGGCGTCCCTGAGTCGCACGATCATGCCGTTGTGCAGGGCGTTGCCGGGCTCGTTGAACTTCGGCAGGCCACCGGGCGTGGCGGTGTCGCCGGGCTCCCGGACGGCGACGCCCTCGCCGTACTTCGGGTGGGCGACCTGTTGGTTCTGGCGAAGGTCGTTGGGCGACTGGACCCGGCGAGGCGGAATCGTCGAACCATCCGGTCGGACTGGCGCGATCCGACCAGACCGGATCAGTTCGGGAGTGCCAGTCAGCATCTCCACACGGGGCCGGTTCAGCGGCGTGGAGGCCGCAAGCGACAGAGGGTCCTCACCCACCGTGATCTTCGGGGCCTGTCCACGGGCCTCTGCGGCGATCGAGAGGGGGTCTGTGCCAGCGAGCGTGGGCCGGGTCCCTTGGTGCGGCTCGACTGGCCGGAACACTCCCCTGCGGAAGCCAGTCTCCAGCGTGTCCAGATTGCTCCTGCCGACTTTGCCATCGGCGGTGCGAATGATGAGTTCCCTGCCTGTACGGGCCAGAATCTCCACTTCACCCACCGAGCCAGCGATGAACCGATCACCAGCTTGGGCCGAATTCGCCAGTTCGGCTGCCGATCTCGTTGGGACAGGAGGTGGAACTGGAGGCCCGCGCCGGGCGCCCGGCGCAGTCGAGGTCAGCAGATCGTTCATGCTGTCGATCTGCCTCGTCGCGGCGGCAAGCTGGCGCTTGGTCAGCTTGCCGATGGCCCCGCCGAGCAGCCCTGACAGCACCACGCCCCCGGTGATGTTGATGGCCGACTCGACCCCGGTGCGTGTGAGCTGCGTCTGGTGCAGGGCGAGCTCCTGCGCCCCGACGATGCCACCACCGGCCAGCGCTGACTGGAGGGCGACCTTGCCCACGCTGAACGCACCCTTGGCACTCTTGGCGACATTCACGCCGGGGATGAAGATGAGCGGGTCCAAGACGGCGGCGCCGAAGGTGGCCGCGAAGCCACCGATCCCGGCTTGCGCGAGGATGCGGCGGTTGTCCAGCTCGCGCATGATGCGCTTCTTGATCCGCTCGATCTCACCGAGCGTCCGGGCATCCATGAACTCGATCGCGAAGTCCTCGAAACCCTGTATGTACCGATACGGGTTGCTGATGGAGTGAGCCTTCGTCGCGTCGGCAGCCTCAAAGACCTCGACCGGCTCATCGAACTCGATCCCCTTCGGGTCGCGCGAGATCGCCTCGTTGATGAGGAACGACCCGATGAAGTTCTCTTGCTCAAGCGCGGCTTGGATCACACCGCGATCCGGGTTGAACGGTTGGAAGTGTGGCACCGACAGGCCAGCCCGTGAGTCGAGCGGTCGCAGGACGTTCAGGCTGCCACTGGTCAGGCTCGTCATGGGGAAATGCCCGGTCCTCGGAAGCGGGATATCTCCTGCATGATCCGGCGCACGTCTTGTTTCCTCTTGATCTCGCGCTGCGACACTTGGAAGGTGATGCCCTCGTTCATCAACCGCCGCGCCTCGGTGAGTCCGAGCGATTTCTTCGGCCACAGGTAATACTCGTCGGCGTTGTC